CCCCAAGTTTAAAATAAAATAAAATAATCTCTCTCATTCTTGTTGTCACTCCTCAAATTCTTTTTGAACTTTAATATAAATTCCTAAAACGTTTTCATTAATAATTTCATTAATTGCAAACTCAATTGCTTGATCGTAATCAGCTTCAGACAGTTGGTCAGAGGTGACCACCACCCTGGCTAACAACGAGGGGGTGTGGTAACCAGAAGCAACATCATAAGCATACCAGGCAGCGAAGTCATCGAAGGGTGAATGAGGATTGTCAATGGTAGTTAACATTGATCTTGTTACCATCTTCATCCTCCTTTCGTTGCCACATCAAGAGTACTGAGTGACACACCTAGCTGACGTGCCACCTCTGCCCTTGTGTAGCCTGCTGCAAGCATGGCGGTGGCTCTTGCTGTCTTGGTGGGGGTCATAAGAATTGCTGTCTTAGGTGTAGCAAGATCACGAACAACGTCCATGTCTGCATTGTTTAGGATCTGGGTTAGCTTAGAATTACTGATTGCTTGTGCTTGAATTGCATCCCATTCGTCAGGTTCGATAACGATCTGTTGTTTAGAGGCCCGGGTTCTAATACGGGCTTGGGTTAAAGCCTGGTACTTAACTTTCCTAAGCGTGTCTGGTTCCATGTTTGGATTAGCATCACGCTTGGTCTTTACCTGGGCGTTGGCAATTATTTGGGCCTGGCGTTCAAGGGGGGCGTTTCTGAGGGCGAGGTTTAATTTAGCATTGAGGGACTCAACTTGAGGGCGGTACGCCTTCTTAGCAGAGGCCGATTGTTTAGGGGTGGGGGTTTTTACAGCAGTAAGTCGGGCACGATTAGCCAAGCTCTTAAGCTTATTAGAATGCTCAGCATACAATCGTTCCATAGGTGTACCAGTACGAGTAGACATAAGCTCACGTGCATCACTGACATTAGCCAGTCTTTGAATACGTGTTTGCCTAGGCTTACCTGTCTTAGTATTAATCCTATTGGTAGGCTCGAACTCAAGCGCACCAGTACGTGTGTTGACTGGTCCACCCTTGCCCATAGTACGAGGCTTTCTTTCAGGTATGAATTGATCAGCCCCAGCTCTAGAGATTATAGTTGATGCACCACCACTCTGATACTTAGCCTTGAGTTGCTTGATGCCGTTGTCATTATAAGATAGCTTATAGTTAAGGTTATGCTTCTCTGCATCAATGACTACCATAGAATGCTTGACTGCCCTAGCAATGTCTGAATTAGGAGCACCTTGAATGGACATGTCTGTGATAAGGTTAGAGATCATACCCATTTCTGTTTGAGTATTCCTCATTGTCTTCATACCATCATATGCGGGGTACGAAGAACGAGGATCAAAGTCTTTCAACTCAGCAAGAGGATGGGACGTCTTAATGTGATTCTTGTCATTAGGAATTACAAGTACAGCATCACCATCAAAGTCTGCACCAGACAACCACTGAGCTACTGATGGGTGAATACCAACCGCATCCTTAGCACCAGACCCTATGATTCGTCTACCTTCTGGGTTCTTGTTGTTAACAATAAGTTCTGGAATTTCAAACGGCCCAGCGTGTGGGTGACGAATGAGAGCAACTCTTACTCCATCGTCATGGTTCGGAGCAAAGATCTGATTACGTGCGATGCCCGGTAGAGGAAGAATAACATGAGCTTGTAGTTTTGGTAGAGCAGCTGCCTTAAGATGTACTGCTGCTGAATCAACTCCATCCGCAAAGTCATTAAGCAATTTCTTACGAACCGTGTCGTTTGTAAGACTATTAATGTCTTTAAAGTCTTGTAGACGACGCTCATACGTCATGTTAAGTTGCGTCTTAGCTAAGTTTGGAGTTTGTTTCGAAAGCATTTGAGAAGAAAGAGTACGTGACCAATCATACCAATCTCCTTCTTCATTAACAATGTTCATAGCAGAAGTAACGTGTTCGTTTGGTGTGCCTGGGTTAGCAACAATCTGATGTTGAATTGATTTCAAAAGCGGATGCTCACCAGTTTCTGCATAACCGGGCTCATCTGCATTCTTCTTCATTACATCAAGCTTGTTAGACGTTCTTGATTTAGATGTGTGAAACTCTAGGTCTACACCATCAGGAAGATTGTTTTTATAAACAGCCATACCCTTTAGGTAATGATCAGAACCAACAGCAACACGAACCTGAGCATAGTTTGATCCACCAATAGAAACGTCTTCGACTCCAGGTCGAACGTAAATAACACCATCAGCTTTGTCGCCACCGTCTTCTTTATAAACAACAGCAACACGCTTTGGGTTGATGATTAATGGATCATGAAGTTTCGCAAAGTGTCTACCACCATCATCAGAGAAATCCGTAAATTGTTGAATCTTACTTCGATTCAGAAAGACGTCTCTTTGTGTGGTACCTGGCACAGCCAGGACTCTCATGTTAGTCTCATGGCCAGTAGTTAACTGAAGAGACTTAACCGTATGTACTTCGTATCCCTTTTCCTTCAAAACAGCAAGAGCAGTATCAAGTCTTGTTTTACTCACTCCAATGTGGCTTTCTACACCCTTGCCGACATCAACGTAACCCTTTTTATCAACTTGGGCTTGCAACGCATTTGCTGTGTTTGTTAGAATATCAGCATTATCCTTTGCGCCAGGCGCAAGGTATGATCTAGCAGTTGATTCTGGGATGTTCATTCTACTTGCGACAGCAGAAGTAGAATACCCCTTGTCCTTTAGGCGTTGGGCCATAGCAATTTTAGATTGACGCTGTTGATTCGTAGCAATAGATTTAGCCGCACGAAGTTCGTTAACCGAAATCCCAACACCTCTAGCAACTTCGGATTCGGTAAGTCCTTGGCGCATCATGTCCTGAACATAGTCTAAGAATATCTTATTTCTGGTATTTACATTATTACTGGACCCCCACGGATAACGTCCAGATCTGCGTAGAATACCATAGTGAATTAGATCATTGTCTTCATCAATTTTCATAGACGTCACCCCCTTGTTTAAGTTTAGGGAACGAGCTTAGGAGTTTCAGCGCTGTCCGAGTTATCGAACGACTTCTTGAAGTCAAAGATCGCAGATCCTGCAGACACAATCACAAGACCGACTAGAAGCATCTCAGCGAAAGATAAAGCCGAAAGCGGAAGATCTCCGCCAACGGTAATGGTATCGCCCCAATTAGTCTCTCCGACAAGCCAAACAGCAATGACACCAATAATCCATCCAGAAAGAATAGTAACAACGCCATTCCAGTTCATCGCTCGAATATACTTAAACAAGTTCGTGAGCGTATAGACCACCAAACCCAAAGCCAAAATCGGCACAAACTCAATGTTCGACATTGTATCTCCTTATTTCTCAAGTTTAGCTAAAGCTGAGTTTCGAATTTCTTTACATGGACGCTCGTCGATATTCAACCCCTGTTGGCGTAGTTCATCAAAACGTTCACTAGCTCCCGGGGGAATACCGCCCACGGCAACCGAAATGGCCGTCTTCAACTTAATAGCCAAATCGTTACGATCCAAACAACCTTCGTATGCGTTTACAATATTACGACGAATAGCCTTTTCATTACTAGTGTCAATTCTTTCTGTGTTCTCGTTAATGCGAGTATTAATGATACTAAAACCAATGACAGGCATTATAAGAAAGACCACAAGCGCAACTACCATCCAACGTTTCATGCGCCGTTCTCCATTCTGTCTTTATCGATTTCCGCCCTTTCATTCTTATACCAAGGTGGATAATCAAACATAATGTCAATACCAGGACGGACGCCTTGATTAAGTGCATCGACAACTTTACCCAATCTCCAAGCACACAGACGTTCTTCTAAACGAGTTTCTTTATTTCCACGGCGAAGACGGTCTACGTCCGATTGAAGAGGGTTGATGAGAGACCGTTGGATCTTCCAGAAAAGACCAAGAATACCAACAATAGAGACAGCAACAACTGCTTCTCCGAAATATGGGATACCGCCGCTGTTACTAGAAGCTTCTGCGGCAAACAATATAATGTAACCAGTAACAGCAGTAACGATACCCAACATAATCCGGCTCCTTTAGCTAGAAATTCGGGTACCCTCGAGAATCTTCTTCATAATGTCGGCATTCACTCCCATAGTATCAGGAAGCAACGGCGTGATCTCAACGGTCGGAGCAAACTCAGAACGCCAGTCACTAGCTGCGGTTGGAACACCGTACATGTTATGGACACCTTGTCCGCCGGGCCAGAAATGCAAAGGCCTCTCCCCAACGACGAGGATGGCCACGTTGCCGACCTGTCCTTTTAGCGGTCCAACGATCATTTCCATTTGGTTGTCTCCTTCGGCTGGAACCGGAGAATTACCGAGTAGTACTTTTGCATGCTCGATAATACGAGGAACATTCAACTTACCTGGGTCCCACCGATCACCATTCTCTGGTGCGTGTTGGTGCCCACAAATACCATGAAACACAAGCCACTGAGCATTGGTAAGTCGCTGTGGCGCAAATTCAGAAGAGATTGATCCTGAATCGGCCCCAAGGAACCCAAGAGGAGGTAGTGTAAAATCACACAATCCTACTGCATACAATGGCGCAACAATGTCTTCTGCAATGTTGTGTAACCACTCATCGGGCCAATCATGAGTCTCTCCGGCAAACCCGACAAGCTCAAATTGAATGGGGCCCCATTTGTTAGTCTCTACACCACCAGACCTATTACCCATAGCCTTAGCGGCTCGAGTAGTGTCGATACCTTGAACCTTTCGACGACTCTCAGGATCATAACACCCATGGGGCCAAACTCCTCGATTCGAAAGGGTTGACATTGCGCCCTCGATGGTGGATCCTTCCGTCGTATGAAACAAACACATACGAGGAGCGTCCTCAAGCATTGGTCCTGAATCTTGCTCGTCACGCTGTTCCCAATTGGCGAACCGCATGTTACATTCCTTTCTATAATTCAGAAGCCCTGATTTGTTCGATCTGTTGATCAAAAAGAACAATCTTATCCATAATCTCAACGATAGTTTCGGCAAATGGTATGAATACTCTGATATCTTCCCGTTGATAAATACGAAGCTCTACCTCGATGGAGAATGGGTCAATACTGTACTCCAAACAAAATAGAGCAGCATACACCTCTAGTTGTTTCTCTGACCCCAGAATCAAACCGGTTTTCAAATCATGGATACGAAGTTTGCCTCGTCGAAACGCAATGGTGTCTGCGGTACCAAAACAGTTATCGGAATAATATAGAATCTGTTCGCATTCCATCTTATACCCGATAGCGTCATTGACGTAAGTAGATAACGCTTGGTTGCTTTTCGAAAGCTTTACTCCAAGACGTATAGCCTCATGGGCAAACTGATGTAGATCCGTACCACGACGAGCAGCCGACACTGAATAATAACGGGCCTCTAGCTTCTGGTCTGTATAATTAATCCAATGATAATTACTGGGACTCAAAAAGGCGTGCCTGCCGTGTAATTCCGAATGAGTGTTGAAGTTCATCTAACACTTCTTTCTCATTGTCAGGATTGATGAACGCAGCAAATGACATATCACCAAAAAGTCTAACGTAGTATTCTTGGTTTGGTTGAATGTCTGAAGTCGCATCCATCTTAACTTCAAGCATCGCCCACCTATCTCTGTACAAAACAATAACGTCAGGAATGCCCTGGACATGTTTAGGGTCATTTTTAAGAACGACACAATCAGGAAACATGTTCTCAATCCGACCAATCAATCCACGCTGGTACAAACCCTCGTTCATGTCCATCCTCCACGTAAATGCAAAAACTAAAAGAGAGGTGTAGAAATCGACTCTCTCTTCATTATATGGCATGTTTGAGGTGCGAGAACGTATATTTTCTCAAATCCACTGAAATCGGCTACTTGTCGGCCAAGCAGCAGGACCATCATAGATACTGAACAAAATATCTGCACAGAGAAGTCCATGAGTTACAGCGGCATGAAGAATGTTCTCGTATTCTAGTCCACTATTGATTTCTCGGACTCCACTACCAAAATAGTAATCAGACATT